GATGCTACTCATGGCCCCTGTGCTGGAGGTGAAGATATGCAACCAGCTGGATTTATTATTGACAGAAGTGCTGCTGGTACTTCTGGACCACCATTGATTATGCTGCAGATTTGTCCGTGAGTTAAAATTTAGAGGCTTTTAGGGTTGAGCCTGAAATCAACCCTATATTTTGAAAGGGTAAATAACAATGGCAGAAAAGAAGAAAACAGAGAGAAAAGTAAAGAACTCCGTAGAAGATTATGTCACAAGAAAGCTGAAAGAAAAATGTAAGAGGAAAGCGAAAAAGGAATGATAAATGGCAGATGATTCAAGAACAATGAACATAGTTAATCCTGAACTGCGTGGTATGCCACAGAAGGATTATTTGCAAGAGCTTAACATTCGTTCTCATCGAGCAGGGCATACTACAAGAGAAGGTGGGCCTATACCCTCCAAGATTATGATGATTGGATTTGGAAAATCAAAATTGAATGTATGGCCACGCGATCCTGTCACTGGAGAACTGATAGATGACTAAAGCAGACACAAAGTTGTGTACTAAATGCAGAAAAAGAAAGTCTTTGACTGCTTTTAGTCTTCGCGGCGGTTCCGACACAGAAACAAGGAGATCTTGGTGTCGCGTTTGTGTTAATGTTCGCGCAAGACAATACGAGAAAACTCCAAAACGTCGAGTGCGTGTGAAACAATACTGGAAATCTAAAAAAGGAAGAAAAGTCCGGCGTAATGCGTATTTCAAATCATACTACAACATCACGATAGCTCAGCGTGACGCTATGGAACATACACAAGAAGGACGTTGTTTTATATGTGAGCAATGCAAACCATTAGAAGTAGATCATAACCACGAAACTAACGAGGTTCGAAAGTTGTTGTGTCACAAATGCAATTGGTTGCTGTTATCCGCCGTGAAAGGTACGGACGAGATAATCACAGCAAAAAACCTAGTTAAGTATGTTAAAAAATATTCACCACTTTAAGGAGAAGATGAATGAGTGCACGAAAGAAAATCACACAAGTAAGTATAACAACAACTGGGAGCTATAGTGGAAATCTTGCTCAATACTGTCCATTTACAAGTGGCACTACAGACATGAATAACTGGTTTGATAGGTTTATATCTCAGTTGTTTGGAACACCTCGTGGGGGTGATATTAAGATGTATACTAACACGGCGTATACGGAGTATATCTTAATTGACAGAGGTTTAATCACGGCAGTTACTGTCACATTATCTTAAGAATTGAAAGGATGGTACTAGAAAATGTCGGAATGGGAAACAGTAAGTGAAAATCACTACAAGAATTTAGCCTGTCGGTTAGACAGAATAGAAGTTGAAGAAGGATATGTATATCGACACATGACCTCTATTGAAGACCAACAAGCAGCTAATCCAGAAGTAGCACTTTGTTTTGTAGAAAGCAAGAAAGGAGAATAGTAATAATGAAGTGGTATAAACAAATACTCTTAATTTGTCTTGTTCCTGTTTTGATCCTGCTAATGGGAGCTGTAGTAGAAACTTGGAAACATAGTGGAACTCCAACTCAGTTAGTGTTCTGCTTATCTACTGATACAAAACCAACCACAAACATAAGAGCAGGCTCAGAACTTGTTGAAACGGATACAAGTATGCACTTTGTCTATTCGGGTTCAGCTTGGGTCGAAACAACCTTGCAAGCTACTTTTCTTAAGACTATGGGTGATCGTTGGGTAGTCATTGACTCTACTACAAGCAGTGGTATTGAGCCAAACGACTTAACTGAAACAGAACGTACCTATCAAGCGGTTAAGACAGCAATAGCAGCAGCACAGTCTGGAGATGGGGAAATATCAATTTTTGATGTTCCACGCACTTGGAATGCTGTGAAATTCAGGTCTATCGGACTGACTGCTGATTGCTCGGTCAAGTATGAAATATATCTCGGAACACTAGGCAGAAACAACAGAGATGCTGACAGTACGACAGCCGACTGCGAACTGGCTTATGCCGGTCAGCTAGCATTTACAATAGGTACTCAAGCATCCACTACGACTGGTTATGAATTGGCAGACGCAGTAACAATAACATCTTCTGACTGGGTGCCTTCGTGGGGCTCCAAAACACCGGGAGGTAATCGTGTTGCTGAGGCCGGTTTAGATTTGGGAGGTGCTGATATAATAGTTACGCTCGCTACAACTGCTGATTGTGATTGTAAATTACTTGGTAAGGGATATTAAAAAATAAGGATATAATACAATGAAAAAATGCGGATTAAGAATATCTGCAATAGCGATAGTTTTTGTCTTGTGGTTAGGCGTTATAGTTCTTGGCCATCGAGATCGGTATGCTTTTATACCGCCAAGTGCAACAACAGAAGAAGCCAGTGCTGATGGCGAAATGCTCTTTTGGGATTCCAGCGTTACTAAATGGACTTGCACCGAAAGCACAGAGCTTTTCTGGGACGATGTAAACAAACGATTAGGAATCGGGACGGCAACACCACAGGCAACTGTAGATGTAAATGGTTTTACAATGCTTGGAAGCGATGCTCCTAAAATAAAGATGAAGAAACTTACTGGAACAACTGGGGGAACCGAGGGAGACCAGACCAACATTACCCACGGATTAGATAGAAGTAAGATTATTGGTTGTCAGGTTCTTGTAACTGCTGCCAACAACAACAGAATACTTCCAGCGTTTATAGAGGTTGATGAGTATGAATACAGTGTCTTTATCGATGCCACTAATGTGAGAATTGATTTGCACGCAACCAACAGCAACAGTATTAGAAGTGGCGCTATTACGGTTTTACTGACTTATGAGGAATAAAGGAACAACAAAAACAAATAGATGAGCTTACTAAAAGAATTGAGAAAACAAAAAATGAAAAAAGCATCATTAAGGAATAAGTTATGCTTGCAAGTGGCAATTATATAGTCGAAGCAGATGTAGATAACTGGGATGTGCCCGTTGGATTAGAAGAGGAGTTTGCAACCTCCGCTGTAGCTATTGCTACAGATATAATCACAGTGACGCACGATATTGCTACTGGCATAGAGGTAAGTTTCAGTACGACTGGAACGCTACCTGCTGGACTAGAACTTGATACTACTTACTATGCAATTAGGGCAAGTGCTACAACTATTAAAGCAGCTACATCTCCAATGAATGCTGCATCTGGTTCTAAAGTTGATATCACAGATGTTGGGACAGGCACACACACTATACGAATAAATTGGAGTCAAACCTTTGCGACCACCGATGTTACTATAGCCAGTGACCAAATAACGGTGTCAAATGCTATTGATACCGCTTGCAAGCTTAGATTTGGCTCTAGCGAGTCCACACCTGATTTGCCCGCTCCTTTGGAAGTGGAAGTTGAGTACTATGCTATCAATGTGGACAGTACACATATCAAGGTCGCTACAACGCCGGCTAATGCAATCGCAAGTACAAACATAACCATCACGGACGTAGGTTCGGGTACACATTCTTTATATGTTGGTGAAGGACAGACCGAGTATGATAGACAGCAAATCATAAACAGAGTAGAAGACCTAATCAATAAAATCACAGGCGATTACTTTGTCTCGACTGCTTTCGTTATCTATCGAAATGGAAATGATAACGACTTCCTAGATCTGGGGTTAAAGCCAGATATACTTACTGTCACTGAGATTAAAATTTCTGGTGTAGAGCTTACATCCAGTTGGTGGACCTACAACACAGAAGCAGTCTATCTTGATCCAGAAGCCGTCACTTCCGAAGAAGGGGACATGGCAGAGCTTCACCTGCGTTTGAAATATAAGAGAAGATTATTTCCAAGAGGCAACGGCAATATAAAGATTACCGGCACTTATGGTTGGAGTTCTATTCCATCGAGGGTGCATCAAGCAGCTATTATACTTTGTAAAGCGAATAACGATCCGGCTCTGTATCCTGATTTTGATAGCCGTCTTAAGTCCGAAAAACTTGGAGATTATTCATATACTTTATCCGAGGGAACAACCAAGTACTCAACAGGAATAGATGAAGTGGATGATTTGTTGCGCGAGTACATACGAAAAAAACCTATGCTTGGTGCAGTATGATCACAAACTTGTTCAATACTACCGTTGATGTAGTAAGAATTACCCGGACCTCTGATAGCATGGGAGGCTGGACCGAGACTGAAACTGTCATGCACAATAATCTAAGATGTAGAATAAACTGGAGCAAAGGTGAAGAAAAAATACAGTTTGATAAAGACACTTGGTACAGAGATGCGAAATTATACTGCTCTGTGGTTGATATTAAAACCAACGACCGAATAACACACAAGAGCAAAACCTATGATATTGTGAACGTCTCAAATGTAGATGAGGCAGATAAGTATCTGATCGTAGAAATGAGGTTAATTGAATAGGGCTTGATTTAAGCTTTCCAACGTATATTGGTACTAGTCGAGTTGATATGGACTGTCCTGAACAATCCTGGTTGTCCATATTGCAAACTGTAGTATGTGCTTATATAATAAAAGGTCACAGATCATGTTAATGGAAGAAAAAGAACAGGTTCAAGAACTACTACGTCAGCTGCTAGTCTTAGAAGCAGACCTGAACGATATTGAAAAAACAACTAGCAGGACTCGAAATGAGAGCACCGAGCTGGGTGAACTGTTAAAGAACGTTGAAAAGACCTCTACCAAGCTTCGGAGTGATGGTGATAAACTTAGCAAGAAGTTGAATGCTATGCTAAATGATTCGTAGAACTGCTCAAGTATCCGAAGTATGGCTGAAAAAGGTTTGGGTCGGATGGGACTGTTGCCATACACTGAAGGTCCCTTAGACTTGAGCAGTTTGGAATAATAAAATGCCTATATCCGAAGATAATACAAAGAAGTTTTTTAATGAAGTCAGCAACACGGTTGATACTAACGTGAAGAAGGCAACTTTGATGGTTGAACGCGATGCGAAAATTCTCTGTCCTGTGCTTACTGGAACTTTGAAGCGTAGTATTACACACGCATTTCCAAGTCCACACACGGCAATCGTTGGCTCTAATGTGGAATACGCACCGCACGTAGAGTTAGGAACATCGAAGATGAGTCCGAGGTCTTTTCTTCGGGCTGCACTAGCGAAGAATATGAGAGCGATTAAGAAACTGCTAACATGAGAAAACTTTTCGAAGCTATATATTCTAAATTCGAAGCAGATACTGCCTTGGCCGCGGCTGTCACTAATCTGTATAATACATACGCACCGCCTAAGGCTGTATTTCCCTATATAGTGTTTGCTTTGATAAGCAATACCATTGACTTGGATTCTTCCCAAAACTGGGAGGACTATATAATACAGTTCAACATCTTTGATGATAGTCCTTCTTCTGGTACTCTTAGTGATATATATGAACTATTGAAGGGTGATACTGCTGCTGGCACAGGCTTTGATTATTTCAACTTGCTGATTGATGATTATACTACTGTAGTTTTGGAGAGGGAGTCTGCCACTTTAGTATATGTTGATAAGGTGTGGCAGTACAATGTTACTTATAGTTTGAGAACTGTTTATTCTGGTGAGTCCGCCGTTGAAAAGTATTGTATTCACATGTATAATTTGATGGGGATATACTAATGCAAAATGTAATGACCATACAAGAACAGGACGAAATACAGCTAGCAGCGTTCATAAAGAAACATCAGATAAAGTCTGTGCTAGAGTTTGGCACTGGCAAGTCAACTAAATTATTTGATGGATTATGTGAGCGAGTAGTTAGCTTCGATACCGACCCAAACTATCAAGATAATAAAAAAGCAAGCAGTAACACTTCATTACACTTGTGGCAGGGCGTTGCTGATGAATTTATGGAGCACTACTGCCGTGGTATGAAGATTGATATGGTATTTATTGACGGCCCCGCAGGTGGAGAGAACCGTGAGCCATCCTACTACCTTGCTCAAATAACCAACTGTAGATTTATAGCCTGTCACGACTCGCAACGTGAGTATGAAAGTCGGTGGATTAACAAGTATCTAAAAAATTGGGCCTTGGTAGATTCTACTAGTACTCTATCTATATATGAAAATAAAGTATTAGAGGCTAAGGTTCTAATTGCAATGCCGATGCCAAGAGATTTCAAAATGGACTTTGAGGCTATGCGCTTCAGCGCGTCGGCTATGAAGAAAGGCTGGCACTGGTTGAACTGTCCTTCTGTGGAGCCAACACTGGCTAGGAATATGCTTATAGCTTGGTTCCTGACTAAAAAAGAATTTACAGACTTCACACACCTGTTCTTTCTAGATGCGGATACGGTACCTCCTCCTAATGCGATTGAACGATTGCTGCTGCACGACAAGGATGTTGTTTGCGGCTTAACTCCTCTTTGGCTGAGAAAAACAATCTATTGGAATGTTCAAATAGAAGAAGAACGCAACTTGCATGTTACTAAACTACCGACAGGATTAACCAAAGTCAGAAGAGTAGGTGGTACTACCATACTAATAAAGAGACACGTTCTGGAGAAACTAAAGTTTCCTTATTTTAAGATTGTATTTCCAGACACAATAGAGCAAGCTATCGAGACTGGCCCTATGACACAAGGGAGTGATTATTATTTCTGTGATAGAATAACAGAAGCTGGCTTTGAAATATATGCAGACCCAACCATTTTATGTAAGCATGTAAAACAAGTAGATTTATTGGATTTGGCAGTCGAATTTAAGGAGACATAAAATGGCAGTATTTCATGGAAAGGCAGGTAAAGTATCCTTCAGTTCTAGCGTGGCTTCCATCTTGAGTTGGACTATGACTGTATCTGGAGACATAGCTGAGTCAACGGTTATGACAAACACATGGAAGAGTTGGTCGGCAGGTTTTATCGATGTAGTAGCCACAGTTGAGGCTAATGCTATGACCGAAGGCACCATAAAGGTGGGCACCAATGCAAACTTGGATTTGTACGTCAACAGTACTAAATACTTTAGAATCAGCACAGCGGTTTGTATAGAGCAGACAGAGACAGTGAACATGAACGACGTCGGTAAAATTTCCTATTCGTTTGTAGGAGATGATACTGAAGGTCCAATCTACCTATAACTAAAATTTTAACTTTAAGGAGAATATATTATGGCACCAGCTATATTTCATGGCAAAGGGTCTGCCGCTGTATGGGAAATTTCAACACTCGCTCAAGTGACTGAGTGGTCCTGTACAATAATAGCAGACACGGCCGAAAGTACAGTAATGCACGCCACGAGTTACGGCAAGACACGAGAAGTTGGATTCAAAGGAGGCACAGCAACTGTTACTTGTAAGTTAGGTGGCGATCTTGTTATTACCGAAGGAGACACAGCTACTCTAGAGCTATGGAGAATTTCCACTACAGCCGGCAAAGGATACACTGGTCAGGCGATTTGCACCGGTGTAGATGTCGGAGTTGATATGAACGATATCGAGGTAGTGACCTATAGTTTCCAGTTTACAAGTACGATAGCTAATACGTTAGCTTAAAAACCCAAATAGAAAACCCAAATTAGGAGATTGTAGAATGGCCATAGACTTAACTGGTTACGTGCGCAAGACTACAAAAGTAAAGATTGGTTCAGAAGAATTTATTTTTGTAGAGTTAAACTTAGCTGATATGGCCGAGTTTAGAGCACACGTAAAAGACAAACGCCGAAAAATAAATGATGAACGTCGCAAACGTTTGATTGCCGATGCCGCGAAAATTGGTGGTATCGACCCTGCTGAACTACTGAAGATAACAGACACTCCTGTTACTGAGGAGGAATTTCAAGCTGAGTCTGAAACCATAGAAGGCCTTGGTCATCTAGCGTATTTGAGCCTAAAGTATAAACATCCAGGTATCGCTCTAAATCAGGTGATGCAGCTTATTACACCTAACGTATTGGATAAAGTAACGGATGCTATGTTCCCAGAGCTTGACCTGCCGAAAGATAGTACGTCAAAAACAAAAAAAAAGAAACAATCTCGGAAGTGACCGCCGTCGCGTTAGTATGTAGATTTTATGGATTCAGTTTGCAAGAGGTGATGAACTTTACAGTACGACAGTTCACCATCCTTCTGAGAGAGATTGGTAAAATACTTTCAATGGAGTCTGGTTCCGGTTCTTCACAGCCAAGAGTACTTACAGGAGAGATAGCTCATAAGACAGCAATGAGAATGTTCGGGAAAGGTAAAAGATAATGGCCTTAATGAAAGCATTTGTCGAGATTCGTGCAAAGCTTGGACCTTTGAAACGAGGGCTCGCCAAAGCTAAAGCTGCAGTAACGAGAGCTATGGCTTCGATGCAGGCTGCTGTTCAAAAACTAATCTCCGTAGCTAAAAAAATGGCCTTAGCTATTGTAGCTATTGGGACAGCGTCTACATACGCTTTTGTTACGTTCGAGAAGGCGATGGCTAATGTACACACGATGCTGGATGAACAGACAAGCAGATACTTGCCAAAGTACTCCGAACAAATAAAAAAGATGGCCATCATCTATGGAGAGAGCACCAAAACGTTGGCGGAAGGCCTTTATAATATCCTGAGTGCGAGCGTCGCAGCAGACAAAGCTATCAGTGTGTTGACTGTAAGTGTTAAAGCAGGGAAAGCTGGAATAACGGATACTTCAACAGCCGCTTATGCAATAACTGGTATTTTGAATGCTTACGGAATGTCTGCAGACAAAGCAAGTAAAATTTCTGATATATTATTTAGTACTGTTAAAGCAGGACAAACTACTTTTGGACAGCTTGCTCCGATTGTTGGAAGAGTTACCGCAATTGCTGCAACTGCAGGTGTGGCAATGGAGGAAGTTGGTGCCGCTCTTGCAACCATTACTAGAGGTGGAATTAGTACTGAAGAAGCCGTCACTGGATTAAGAATGGCTCTTGTAACACTCCAAGGAAAAGCCGAAGAAGCAGTAAAACTTGCCAAAGAACATGGTGTCGAGCTTTCTGTTGAGGCATTAAGAACCAAAGGACTAACTGGAATGTTAAAAGATTTGACAAAACTGCAACCGGAAATCTTCAAAAACATTTTCTCTGAGATACGTGCTCGTGTAGCTCTGAATGTTTTGATAAAAGATCAGACTGGATTTTTAAGAGATTATAATAATGCAATGAATTCTGCTGGAGATACACAAGAAGCATTTGCTAAACAAACAGATACATTAGGATTCAAATTCGATAAACTGAAACAATCCTTTGTGGTCGCTGGTATTGCTATTGGCGATGCTATTAAACCTGCAACAGAAAAAGTGATTCTTGGCCTAACGAAAATTACGAGTAAGATTACTATATTCTTCGAGAAGAACAGGATTACTATCGGCAAAGGACTAGACAAGGCGTACAACAGAGTTCAGGCATTCTGGCAACTGCTTGTGAATCTGTGGAAATCAGGGGAGCTTGACACTGCTATCAAATATGGACTCGGTTTAGCTCTTGCCGAGTTTGAAAGATGGGGCACGCAGCTTCTAATTTTGATGAAAAAGATTGGTATCGATAGTGCTAATGCAATACTTGGTCCCTTAGGAAGAGCTCAAGAGTGGATTCGAGAAAAGATACTGCCGGAGAAACCCTTGATGACGATTACTGCAGGTCGGCCATCTCCTAGAATAATACCAGAAATCAAGAAGATACCGACAAAAACATGGGAGGAAACTCTAGCCAGAGCGGCAGCGGTCAAACTGCGCGAGATTAAAATGCCTCCAGGACTTAAAAAACCCTTCAAGGACTTTAGCACAGCTGTTGATAAAATGGATGCTCAAATTGATGAGAAGTGGAAACAAATTCGAGCAGAGTTTGAAAATGCAACCAAATCGGCATCTGCCGCTGAGGCTATTAGTGATGCAGCAAAAGCTCCCACAAAAGCAGCTGCAGAAGGAGGCAAGCTTGGCTTTGTTGGTATTCGTGAAGCGTGGTCTCGTATGATCTCTGGAATGAAGGCAGATCCCACTGTGTCCGCTCAAGAAAAAACTACCGATGCAGTTAAAATACAAACAAAAGTGCTTAATGATATAAGAACGTATGCGAAAGAAACAAACCTATTACTACCGGGGGTAGGAACTGTAGGAGCTTAAAATGGCAATAGTATCTTATGACAGAGTACCTGGCTATCCACAAGAGAGAATAACAAAAACTGATATACAAGTTACTGATAAACTACAATGCGCATGGGAAGAAAGAATCATGCTAGCAAAAGAGCTTCTAGGCTATATCACGCAAGTTAAAAATAATAGTGGAAAGATACCGGTTGCCACCGCTGAGCTTTGGAGTACATGGCTCAAATACCCGAATATAGCACGAGCCGTCGACTACATGGTTGTCCATATT